ACCTAGACACACTAAGTCTGAGTTTTGTTCTACATATTTCCCTGCTTGGATAATGGGTAAACAGCCTAATCGTAAAATCATGCAAACTACTCATACAGGCGAGCTTGCGGTTCGTTTTGGCCGTAAGGTCAGAAACATGATGGATACTGAAGAATATAAAAAAATATTTAACAAAGTAGAACTACAAGCTGACAGCAAATCTGCTGGTCGTTGGGAAACCAATAAGGGCGGCGAATACTTCGCTGCTGGTGTTGGAGGTGCTATTACAGGTCGTGGTGCTGATTTACTTATTATTGACGATCCACACTCAGAACAAGATGCTTTGTCTCCAACTGCTATGGAAGCTTGTTGGGAATGGTATACCTCTGGCCCTAGACAAAGATTACAGCCTGGTGGTGCTATCATATTAGTGATGACAAGGTGGAGTTCGCTAGATTTGACTGAAAGGCTCCTAGAAGCTCAGAAAGAAGAACTAGCCGACCAGTGGGATATTGTAGAGTTCCCTGCTATCTTTGAAGAATCAGGTAATCCACTATGGCCTGAGTTTTGGGATATAGAAGAACTTAATAAAGTAAAAGCTTCATTACCTACCCAAAAATGGAACGCCCAGTGGATGCAAACACCAACCGCAGAAGAAGGTTCGATTATTAAGCGTGAGTGGTGGAATCCTTGGGAGCATGATTCCTTGCCACCTGTAAAATATATTATTCAAAGTTATGATACCGCTTATAGTAAAAAGCAAAATTCTGACTACTCAGCTATCTCTACTTGGGGTGTATTTAATCCAACCCCTGATGATCCAGATTCTATTATTTTACTTGATGCCCAAAAAGGTAGGTGGGACTTTCCTGAACTCAAAAGAGTAGCTTACGAAGAATACAAATACTGGGATCCTGATATGACCTTAATTGAAAGTAAAGCATCTGGAACTCCGTTGACACACGAATTACGCAGATTAGGTATACCTGTTGTCAATTACTCACCCACTAGAGGCCACGATAAATCTACCCGTATGCACTCAGTAGCACCAATCTTTGAGTCTGGTTTAGTATGGGCACCACAAAAGAAATTTGCCGAAGATATGATAGAGGAGTGTGCCTCTTTTCCCTTTGGTAAAAATGACGATTTATGTGATACTATGTCCCAAGCCCTAATGAGATTTAGGGAAGGTGGTTTAGTTTCGTTACATGACGATTACTTAGAAGACTCTAGACCAGTTGTTAAAAGGGCATATTATTAATGACAGTAGAAAATGTTGCAAAAGATAATAGATATGATGTTAATAAAAAATTTTTGCAAGACTTTCACAATAAAATTTTAGGTGGGGACAAGGTATTTAAAAATGAAAAAGGTGAAAGAATGACTATGCTAACAAGCACAGTTGGTACTGGTAAAAATACCCATTATATTTTACCAGCTCTTGATCCCATAACAGGTAAAGAATTAAGCAGTAATGAAATATTAAAAAAATACAAGTCTGCGATAGAATCAGGTACAGTAAAATCTTACAACACCTATCAAGAAGCTGAAAAAGAAAGAAGCAAAATGCGTAAAGAAATTCTAGGTAGTAACTAATATGGCAATAGAAAAAGAACCGAACAATATTCCAAACTCCCAAAATACTTTAGAAGGTACCGAAGACATGCAAGTTGCTATCGAAGCAATTGAAGAAGCAGGTCAAGAAGATTTTGAAATGATGGATGACGGTAGTGCTGTCCTAGGTGGTATGCAAGATATGCCACTTGATACTAACTTTGATAGTAATATCGCAGAAGTCTTAGATGACGATACTCTAAACGGTATTGCAATAGAACTTATCGCTGGTATAGAAAAAGATAAATCCTCTAGAGAAGATTGGGAAAAAACTTATACAGACGGTCTAAAATACCTAGGCATGAAGTTTGATCAAGAAAGATCAGAACCCTTTGAAGGAGCTTCAGGTGTTATACATCCATTACTAGGAGAAGCCGTTACTAATTTCCAAGCTCAAGCCTACAAAGAGCTGTTACCTTCTAACGGTCCTGTTAAAACTCAAGTAGTAGGTAAATATGATGTGGTAGTCGAAGAGCAAGCCCAAAGGGTAGCTGATTTTATGAATTATCAGATTACGCACGTAATGGAAGAGTTTGATGAAGAACTAGACCAGATGTTGTTTTATCTTCCTCTTGCAGGTTCTGCCTTTAAAAAAATATATTATGACGAAGCTTTAGGCCGAGCCGTATCTAAATTTATTGCACCAGAAGATTTAATCGTGCCTTATTTCTCTACAGACCTAGAATCATGTCCTAGGATTACAAATGTAGTCAAAATGCCTGAGAATGAGGTAAAAAAACTCCAAGCTATGGGTTTTTACAAGAAAGTTAAGGTAGCAAGCGTTGATAATACCGAATATAGTCAAGTAGAAGAAGAAATAAACGAGTTATCAGGTCTAGAACCTAGTTATGATACAGGTGAAGTATCGGTATTATACGAAGTCCACTGTAATTTAGAGATAAACGGCTTTGAAGATATGGATGATATGGGCGAAATGACTGGGGTCAAGCTACCCTATATTGTAACTATTGACTCAAACACCAACAATATCCTTAGTATTTACCGTAATTATGAGCAAAATGACCCTTTACGTAAAAAAATAGAGTATTTTGTGCATTTTAAGTTCCTTCCTGGCCTAGGATTCTATGGTTTTGGTCTTACCCACATGATTGGTGGCCTTTCTAAGGCCTCCACCAGTATTTTAAGGCAGTTAATAGACGCTGGCACCCTTGCAAACCTACCTGCAGGCTTTAAAACCCGTGGTATTAGGATTAGGGACGAAGATACACCCATACAACCAGGTGAATTTAGAGATGTAGACGCTCCAGGTGGATCTTTACGTGAATCTATCCAACCCTTACCCTTCAAAGAGCCTAGTGGCACTTTATTAAACCTTTTGGGTATATTAGTTAATGCTGGTCAAAGATTTGCATCTATTTCAGAGATAAACGTAGGTCAAGGTAATCCAAATGCACCTGTAGGAACAACTTTAGCCTTGTTAGAGCGATCAACCAAAGTATTATCTGCTATCCATAAAAGATTGCATAATTCACAAAAAAAAGAATTTAAGATACTTTCTAACGTATTCAAAGAGTATTTACCCGAAGAATACCCTTATAACGTAGCAAATGCTAATAACAGCATAAAATTAACAGATTTTGACGATAGAGTAGATATATTCCCTATATCTAATCCTGATATTTTTAGCCAGTCACAAAGAATAGCTATGGCTCAAGAAATGATGCAATTAGTGCAATCTAACCCAGAAGTCCACGGTCCAGCAGGTATTTATGAGTCCTATAAGCGTATGTATGCAGCGATAGGGGTTGATAATATTGAACAGATATTAGTGCCACCCCCACAAACCGAGCCTCAAGCAATCGAAGCTGGTTTTGAAAATAATAAATTATTACTAGGTAATCCAGCCAAATCATTTATAGAACAAAATCATGATGCCCATATTGCAACCCACATGAGTCTACTCAATACACCACCTGTGCAGATGAACGCCCAAGTGCAAGCTTTGATTCACTCACATGTTATGGAGCATTTGCAAATGAAAGCAGATATATTAGCTCAACAACAAATGCCACCAGAAGCACTACAGCAGTTTCAACAGTTACAACAACAAGCTCAACAAGTCAGTCCAGCAGAACAAGGTATGTTAATACAAGAAGCTAATAATTTATTGGCTCAGTTTTCTGCTCCAATCATGTCCGAATTAATAGCTGACTATACTGCAAGAATACAATCACCAGAGGATGAAGATCCGCTAGTCGCTATAAGAAAACAAGAACTAGCACTCAAAGGTCAAGAGTTAGCAATCGAGCAACAACAGTTTATAACTCAAGAAAGACGTAAGGCACAGGATGCTCAAAGAAGAATAGATGTAGATAGAGAAAGAATACAGACCTCAGAAGATATTGCAGAAATGCGTGATGATACGGCTAGAGCAAGACTAGATCAACAACGTATGTTAAAAAATCTTGATTTAATGAATCGTAATTAAATCTTGCAAAATCTTTTTTTACTCTACATAATATGACACATGATTAAACGAACAGAAATCAGTCAACAGAAAACACCAAAAGTATTAAAAAACAAAAATGGCTATAGCAACAAAGGCAGTGCGTCTTTGAAAACTAATGAAGGCACTTTTGATACTAATACAAAACCAAAGCCAGGTATGGGTAAAGGCAAATCCAGAGGGATGGGTATTGCTGAATATGGCGGTAAGTTTTCTGGTATTTATTAATGGATTCTATTTGGCTTGCTAAAAAATATCTCAAAGAGATTGAAGCCAGAAGGGAAGACACTAAAGACGCTATGCTTTCAGGGTGTAACGACTTTGCTCAATATGAGTTTTTGCGTGGGCGGTACAGTTCTCTCGCTGACGCAGAAAATATTTTTAGAGAACTGCTAGGAAAAACAGAAGATGACATCCAAGATACAGGTACCTGAACATATAGCCAAAGAATTAGAGGCTGAACAAAATCCCCCACAAGAAGAAACAAAGACTCCTTATGTTAAAGAGTCTGCAAGAGTTTTAGATCCAACATTAATAGAAAAATCAGTTTTAGAACGTATGCCACAACCGACTGGTTGGAGAATACTAATCTTACCTTATGCAGGTAAGGGAGTTACAGACGGTGGTATACAGCTAGTCCAATCTACAGTAGATCAACAAAGGTTATCAACCGTTGTTGGTTATGTGGTTAAAATGGGGCCAGATTGCTATCAAGATAGTTCGAAATTTGATGGCCCTTGGTGTCAAGAAAAACAATGGGTATTAATAGGCAGATATGCTGGTGCTCGCTTCAAGCTTGGTGATGAATCCGAATGTCGGATTATTAACGATGATGAAGTGATTGCTACTATACTTGATCCTACAGATATTCTTGCAGTATAAGGAGAATAAATGTCTGAAGAAGCATTAAAACAAGATGATATGATTGAAGAAGGTGGTGAAATAGTAGATTTAGAAGAGTCTGTAGAAAAAACAGAGGAAACTGTAGCTGTTGCACCAGAACCAGAAGTAGTAGAAGAAGAGGCCGTAGAGCCTGAGGCGAAAGCTGAAGAAACAGAAGAAGAGTTAGTAGATTATTCCGATAAAGTTCAAAAAAGAATAAACACACTTACTAGAAAATTAAGAGAAGCAGAAAGAGGCCAAGACTCTGCTTACGAATATGCTAAAAACTTAGCTGATGAAAATGCAAGATTAAAAACAACAGCACAATCTTTACAACAAACTACTTTTGATGAATCAGCAACAAGATTAGAATCACAAAAAGCACAAGCTATGGCATCTTTACAAAAGGCACACGAAGTTGCCGATTATGAAAAAGTTGCACAAGCTCAAGATGTCTTAGCTAAAATTGCTGTTCAAGAGCAAAAAGTAGTAGAAGGCAAACAAAGAATGGAGCAGATGCAAAATGTAGAAGCACAAACTCCACAACAACCCGTTCAACAACAAACTGGATTCAATTCAAAAATGCAAGATTGGATTGATGACGGTAATGATTGGTTTCTTAATAATGCACTTATGCATCAATCAGGAACTAAAATACATGAAGACTTAGTTACTGAAGGTTTTGTCGTTGAAAGTGACGCGTATTTCAAAGAGGTTAATAAAAGAATAAGGGATCAACACCCAGAATATTTTAATACTGAAACAAAATCTAAACCGTCACAAAAGGTGGCTTCAGCTGGTAGAGTAAGCGGTAATACTGGAAATAAACAGGTTAGGCTCTCTCCAAGTGAAGTTCAAATGGCAAAAAAATTAAACGTACCTTTGAAAGAGTACGCAAAATATGTTAAAAGGTAACTAATATGACAGATAATACTGATTCAAAAAACAGAACATCACGTTCTGCCGACACTCGAGCTGATAAAGTAGCTCGCAAACCTTGGAGCCCACCATCTAAGTTGGATGCTCCTGCTGCACCTGAAGGTTATACCAACAGGTGGATAAGAGCCGAAACCGTAGGTGTAGAAGATCGCGGCAATATTTCTGATAGATTGAGCGAGGGATTTGAACTCGTTAGATTTGAAGAATTAGATGAAAGCGATAAAAGAAAATACACCAGTATGGAAGATGGCCAACATGCAGGGGTTGTAAAACGAGGTGGTTTGCTATTGGCGAGGATTCCTAATGAAACGCGTGAAGAGAGAAACTCCTACTATGCTGCACGTGCTAAAACCCAGCAAGATGCTGTGGATAACGATATGATGAGGGAATCAGATCCAAGCTCTCCGATTTTAAATCCAGAGAGAAAAAGCAAAGTAACTTTTGGCGGTGGTCAACGTAGTTGATCGCTTAACTTTAAAATAACAAATATAAGGTGACTTATTATGGCTAACAAAAATGCCCCGTTTGGTGCAAGAGTAGTAGGCAAATTAGGTTCTGGAGTCCAAAATGGTGGAGTTACAGAATACGCAATTGCCTCAGGTGCATCTGGGAATATTTTTTCTGGCGATTTAGTAAAAATGACCAACGCAGGTACTATTTTAGTGTCTGGTGCTGGTGATGAGTCTATTGGTGTATTTAGAGGTTGTACTTTTACAAACTCTTCAGGTGAAACTATTTTTAGTTCTCACTTCCCTGATGGAACTGTATCGTCCGATATTAAAGCATTTGTAATAGATGACCCTGATGCTGTATTTGAAATTCAAAGTGCAGGTTCTCCAGCTCAAACTGATGTCGGTTTGAACGCAGATATTTCCTATACTGCTGGCTCTGTGAAAACAGGGATGTCAGCTATGGAGCTATCTGGAACAACAGCAGCTACAACTGCTACGTTTAGAATTATGGGCTTTTCGAGTGATCCAGATAACAGTACAACAGGTTCAGCTAATGTAAATGTGATTGTTAAATTTAATGAGCATTTCTATGTCGATCCAACAGGAGTATAAATAATGGCAATTAATAGAGCACAATTAGCGAAAGAGCTCGAGCCAGGTCTTAATGCCTTGTTCGGTATGGAATATGCTAGATACGAATCTCAACATTTAGAAATCTATGAAACTGAAACTTCTGACAGAGCGTTTGAAGAAGAAACACTTATCGTAGGCTTTGGTAATGCAGAGGTAAAAGCTGAAGGTAGCGGTGTCAGATTTGATACAGCTAACGAAGGTTATACATCTCGTTACACTCACGAAACAGTGGCTCTTGCTTTCGCTTTAACCGAAGAAGCAATTGAAGATAATCTTTATGACAGACTCGGTGCAAGATACACCAAAGCTTTGGCTAGGTCTATGGCTAACACTAAGCAAATCAAAGCTGCTTCTGTACTAAACAATGCGTTTAGTGTGACAGGTGGTGATGGTAAAGTCTTAGTTGCTACAGATCATCCCCTTGGTGGCGGTGGCTCATTAGCAAACAGAGCTACTACTATGGCGGATCTTAATGAAACTTCACTTGAAGATGCATTAATTAATATCTCTACATTTACCGATGATAAAGGTCTTAATATTGCGTTAAAAGGAATGAAGTTAATTATTCCACCTCAGTTAGTATTTGTTGCTGACAGATTACTACAGTCTCCAGGTAGACCAGGTACATCTGACAACGACATTAACGCAATTAGTAATACAGGCATGATACCTGAAGGATATGTTGTAAATAACTATCTTACAGATACAGATGCTTTTTTCATTAAAACAGACTGCCCAGACGGGTTTAAGTATTTCGAAAGATCCCCTATGCAAACTTCATTAGAAGGTGATTTTGATACTGGTAACATGAGATACAAAGCTAGAGAGCGTTACAGCTTCGGATATTCAAACTTTAGAGCCGTTTTCGGTTCTCAAGGAGCTTAAGGAACGGTTTATTGTAGCGTTTCTCACTCAACTACAATTCTTAAGGGAGCTTTGGCTCCCTTTTTTTATGTTGATTGATTTGAACTTGAGGTGTAAACTCTAAGAAGTTTTAAATTAATTAGCTTAATGAGGATCGATTTCGATTTCCATTAATACAAGTAAAGGAGTTCATAATGGCTAATCCACATTTTCAAAACTTAATCCTTAATGCAGGTAATACTGTAGCAACAAAACATAAGAAAGAAATTCCTATGTTTAGTGTAAATCCATCAAGTACGTTATTTTATCAATATGCAAATGATTTTATGACTTACAATTCAGGTGACTTTACGATAACAACGACTGAGGCAGGCACTGGCTCAGCAACAGAAGCTTTGACTTCTGGTGCAGGTGGCCAACTATTGCTTACTAATGCTGCTGGAGATAATGATTTAGACTTTTTACAATTAAAAGGTGAGTCATTTAAATTAAGCAGTAGTAAAAGAGCTTTTTTTGAAGCTAGATTTAAAGTAAGTGATGCGACACAATCTGACGTTATTATGGGTTTGCAAATAACTGATACTACACCATTAGCAGTTAGTGACGGTGTTTACTTTTTAAAAGATGATGGTGATACTAATCTAGACTTTCATGTTGAAAAAGACGGCACAGATACTACTACTACTGCAGTAACTACGTTGGCTGATGATACTTTTGTAACAGTTGGTTTCTTTATTGATCCAAATACTTCACAAGTTTCATACTTTATAGGTGAAGCAGAGCCAGTAGGTGTTGTAAATACTAATTTACCAGATGATGAAGAATTAACTGTATCTTTTGGTATTCAAAATGGTGAAGCAGCGGCTAAAACTATGACAATTGATTACGTAAATGTAATTTGCGAAAGATAGGAGTAAATAATGGCAGATACAGTAACTTCACAAACTATTCAAGATGGTGAAAAAACTGCTGTCTTGAAATTTACTAATGTATCAGATGGAACAGGCGAATCTGCTGTAAAAAAAGTAGATGTATCAGCACTTACAACAAATAGTGCTGGTGAATCTTGTACGTCAGTATCAGTATCTAGAATATATTGGTCTTGTAGAGGTATGGGCGTTAATATTGAGTTTGACGCTACTTCTAATGTTTTAATAACAGGATTACCTTCAGATAGTACAGGTGATGAATATTATGACATTTTTACAGGCATACCAAATAATGCTGGTTCTGGTAAAACTGGAGATATTGACTTTACAACTGTAGGTCACTCTAGTGGTGATACATATTCAATCATATTAGTTTTAACCAAAAACTATTAATGAATGGCAGAGTATCAAGGCAAAACCGTAACTCTTAATAGACCTAGGGCTATCAGAAAAGGTAGCCCTGGATATGGAAAAAAACGAAAAGAAGTATTCGTAAAAAATCCATCAACAGGTAAGGTTAAGCGTATTGCTTTTGGTGATGCTAAATTAGGTATGCATAAAAATGATCCAAAAAGAAAACGATCATATTGCAAAAGAAGTGAAAAGCTTGGTAATGACCGCATGAAAGCTAATTATTGGGCTAGACGAGACTGGGATTGTTAAATGGGTGGATACACAAAAGAATTAGATAAATTAATTAAAGGCTTAGAAAAAGCATCTAAATCACACGCTGCACAAGTCAAAGTATTAGAAAAAATACTATCTGACGAAAAAAAAAGAATTAATAAATTAAAAAAAGCAAGTAAATGAATGTTTGTTATAGACATAAAAAAAATGCCTGATCCAAAAAAAGGCACAGGTAAAAAACCTAAAGGTAGTGGCAGAAGGCTTTATACTGATGAAAACCCCAAAGATACCGTATCAATCAAGTATGCTAGCGTTCAAGATGCTAAAGATACGGTTGCTAAAGTTAAAAAAACAAGAAAACCTTTTGCAAGATTGATACAAATTTTAACTGTAGGTGAACAAAGGTCTAAATATGGTGGTAAACCAAAACAAGCTGAAATATTCAGACGTGGCAAAGATGCCATACGTAAAAAGTTTGGTAGGACTAAGTAATGTATCCTGTTTACAATAAATTTTATTACAAACCCTTACCAGATTGTATTGAGGTACAAAAAAGTCCTATAGAGGGTTTTGGATTGTTTGCAGTAGATGATATTAATGAAGAGTTTGATTTGGGTATGTCACACATAAAAATTCCAATCATTCAAGGATATGTAAGGACTTCTATTGGTGGTTTTTTAAATCATTCAGAAGAATCTAATTGTTATCTTAGTGAGGAGTTAGACTGGGACGATTATAGAGTTTATAACGTTATAACATCAAAAAAAATTAGTGTTGGCGAGGAGCTTACGCTAAACTATCATTTGGACGGTTTAAATTATGGCGAAGAAAGCTAAAAGTAAAGGAAAAATATGCCCAGAAGGTAAAGCTTGGGCTAAGAGAACTTTTGATGTATATCCATCTGCTTATGCTAATTTAGCAGCATCTAAATATTGTAAAGATCCTAACTATGCAAAAAAAGCTAAAGGCGGTAAAAGAAAAGGCAAGTTTGCAGGTGGTCCCGTAACTATAAGAGGACAGGGTGTTGTTATGTCTGACAGATTAAGATGAGCAAACATAAAGGTCAGTTACAAAGTTGGTTGGATGAAGACTGGGTTAGGTTGGGTGCAGACGGTTCTATCAAAGGTTCATGTGGTGGTAGAAAAGAAGCTGAAGGTAAGCCTAAATGTATTCCAAGAAGTAAAGCAAATAGACTAAGCAAATCAGAAAGAGCTAAATTAGTTGCTCGTAAAAGAAAAAAAGACCCAAATCCAGACAGAAAAGGTAAGCCTATTATGGTTTCAAATAAATTAAAAGCAGGAGGCAAAGTGAAAAAACAACTAAAACCTATACCGCCAGGCAATAAAGGGTTGCCTAAACTACCTAAAGAAGTTCGTAACAAAATGGGATATTTTGTAGAAGGCGGAAGAGCTGAAAAAAAGAAAGGTGGCAACATAGCAAGAGGATGTGGTAAAGTTATGTCTAATAGGCGTAAATATACAACCATAAGCTAGGAGATAAATATGCCAAAGAAAAAAACAACAGTTGATCCAAAATTGCAAGCAAGATTGGATGCTAAAGTAAGACCAGATGAGCCAGTAAAGGAAGATCGTATTTATCTAAATATGCCTAAAAAGAAAGCTCCTGCCAAAAAAACTACAAAAAAATCTACTAAAAAGTAAGGAGAACTATTATGCCAGGTCATTATAAAAAGTCTAAAAACGGCAGTATGATGAAGAAATCCAAAGGTGGCATGATGATGAAGAAATCTAAAGGCGGGTCACTCATGAAAAAGTCTAAGGGTGGATCATTAATGAAGAAGTCAAAAGGCGGAAGCATGATGAAAAAGTCCAAAGGCGGGTCTATGATGAAAAAATCAAAAGGCGGTAAAATGATGAAAATGTCTAAAGGTGGATCAATCATGATGGCAGGCAACGCTAATAGAAGAAGAAGTAAGTTCTAATAGTGCCTTATTTGATTAGTAATATCCCACATTTTAAATGTTGGGTTAGGAGAGAGTTTACACATAATCATGAGGACTATCACCACGAATACCTACACGCATTAGCTATCGCTGTAAATACTATTCCTGATAGATCATTAAGTTTTCAAGTGGTATTTACTGGAGAAGAATCTAATTGTGAAGATTGGGATGAAGGTAATATACACGGTGGTGCTATGTGGGCTAGGATGCCCATACAAGCTCTTGTAGCAGACATACCTATGGAAGACTATCCTAAGCCTATGGAAGATCATTTAGCCCAACCTTGGGACTGCGAAGCAAGAGATCATGCAGTAACTGTTATGGATAGAGTAAGTTCCTCACCTTGGATTGCTAAAATAGATGGTGGCTTTTACCAAGCTAAGTATTTATTTACGGTTGACTACACAAATACAGATATTGCAGATGACCCTGCACAACACAAACAAAGTCATGTATTATATATAACAGAAGATTGTGAGTGGAAAGGTAATTTAGTAGCATTACCAAATAATAGAGTAAGAGCTACAAGCCCAGCTTTATGGGTTACAGGTGAAGGGCCACCACAGTTTAAGCCTTCGCAGTGGTTACACTCAGCAGAAGGTCATGAAAGTTATTTAGATCCCTCTATTACCTTTGATAACTTGTATGAGGATTAATTATGGCATTATCAAGTAGCACAAATTTTGAACCTAATGTTGCTGAGTTTGTAGAAGAAGCTTATGAAAGATGCGGTATTGAACTTAGAACAGGTTACGATTTAAAAACATCAAGGCGATCTATTAATCTAATGTTGGCAGAATGGGCCAATAGAGGATTGAACCAGTGGACTATAGAACAAGCTACACAAACAGTTACAGAGGGAACTACTGATTATTCTTTAAATTCTAACGTAATAGATATATTAGATGTAGTGCTTAGAAGAACCGTAAATGAAGTGCAAACTGACATAAGCATGAATAGAATAAGCCGCTCTGAATATATAAACATACCAAATAAAACAACTAAATCTAGACCATCACAATTCTTTTTAGATAAATTAAATACACCAAATTTGAAAATATGGCCAGCACCAGAGAACTCTACAGATATTTTAGTGTTTAATAAAATAGTAAGAATGGATGATGCAGATACATCTACAAATACTATGGATATGCCATTTAGGTTTTATCCTTG